ATCGCGACGTGGCGGTGACCGCGCGCCTGGAGGGGCTCAATTTGGGCGCAGGGATGGCGGCGGTGCAGAAGGTGGTCAACGGATTGGGTCTGCCGGCGAGCATCCGAGTGGGCTATGGGGGCGGGTACGAAGAGCAGCAACGCTCCTTCCGCGACTTGGTATTTGTACTGGTGCTAGCCGTGTTGCTGGTGTTCATCGTGTTGTTGTTCGAATTCGACAGCTTCGCGGCGCCGGTGGCGATTCTCGCGTCGGCGCTGCTTTCCGCTTCAGGCGTCTTTCTGGCGCTGCTGGCAACCGGTACGACCTTCAATATCTCTTCGTTCATGGGACTGATCATGGTGATAGGGATCGTGGCGAAGAACGGCATCCTGCTGCTGGACGCGGACCAGAAATTCCGCGGCGAGGGGATGCCGGCCGAAGAGAGCATGATCCATGCGGGAGAGCGGCGGCTGCGGCCCATTATCATGACGGCGCTGGCGACGGTGGCCGGCATGTTACCGCTTTCGCTGGCGTGGGGTGCGGGCTCGCAGATGCTGCAACCGCTGGCGATTGCGGTGATCGGCGGGATACTGGCGTCGATGGTGTTGTCGCTGGTGGTGACACCGGCCGTGCATTACTATCTGGCGGATGGAGTAGCGGGGCGATAGGTCGCCTTCCCGCAGGCTGCGCCAAGCCATCATATCGCCGCGTTTGAAGCTCCTTCTCATCGTCCCGCCGGGCACGCTGGTTGGCAGGCGAAAGCGCCTGCCCCACTGCCAGTCACACGTCGACGCAAAACTATTTACGTTCATTTTCTGTAAGTTAGCCATAACCGACAATCGGGACGGCAGGGACTCGATGTTAGTCTCGAATCGGGAATGAGGCTTTGCATCGCAGCCATGACAGAACTACAAGAGCAGCGAGCCGATGCCATCAGAAAGGCGATTGAAAACATTGCGACGAGAATAGGGGCGGACGACTGCAAGTTCACAGTTGCAGATCTGGTGCGCCTACTGCAGATCGAAAAGGAACTGGCGCCGGACGATGAACCCCGCAGACTCACGGTCACATGGCAAGATTCAGACACGGCGGAGAATGGCTCCAAACGATAGTGTATGACCCGCTTCCGTCCCAGAAGGTGTTCCGCGAGGACCCGGCGCGATTCAAGGGTTTCTCGGGACCGATCGCTTCCGGCAAGAGCCAGGCGCTTTGCCACGAGGCGATCAAACTCAGTTATGTCAATGCGGGGAGGCAAGGGTTGATCGGGGCACCTACTTATCCCATGCTACGGGATGCGACGCAGACGACGCTGTTCGAGATTTTGGCGAGTAATGAGATTCCGTACGACTACAACAAGGGCGAGAACGTGCTGCTAATGAAAGACACAGGATCCCGGATTCTATTCCGGCCGGTCGACGATTTTGAGCGGCTACGCGGCACGAATCTGGCCTGGTTCGGATTGGACGAGCTCACTTATTCGCCCGAGCAGGCGTGGCTGCGCCTGGAAGGCCGGCTACGAGACCCGCAAGCTACGAGACTGTGCGGCTTCGCGGTGTGGACCCCCAAGGGGTACGACTGGGTTTACCAGAAATTCATCGCGGATCCGGTCGCGGGATACAGCGCCGTGATCGCCAAGGCTTTTGAGAACCGCTTCGTGCTGGAGAAGGTGCCGGATTTTTACGAGCGGCTGCGCAACAGCTACGACGAGACCTTGTACCAACAGGAAGCGCTCGGGCAATATTTGAGCCTGCAGGGAGGACTGGTCTACAGCGCCTTCAGCCGGCGCGATCACGTAAAGGAGCTACGGATCAATCCAAATTACCCGTTGCTTTGGGCGCTGGATTTCAATGTGGATCCCATGTCCTCGGTAATCCTGCAAACGGAGGCCAGCAAGATACTGGTGCTGGATGAAATCGTGATCCGGCACGCCAGCACGCAAGAGGCCTGCGAGGAGTTTGAAAAGCGCTTTCCCGATCATCGGGGGGGCGTAGTGGTTTACGGCGATGCGTCGGGCAACAGTTTGCACACCACTGGCGCCTCCGACTACCAGATCGTTCGGGAGTACTTTCGCGGACACTATGGCGCGCGGGTGAGCTATAAGGTGCCCAAGGCGAACCCGAGTGTACGTGAGCGGATTCAACTGACGAACGGAAGACTGAGGTCAGCCGCGGGGGACATCAAGTTGCTGGTGGACCCCAAGTGCAAGGAGTTGATCAAGGACTTCGAACAGGTTTCTTACCAGGCGGACAGCAATGCGATCGACAAAGAGAAGGACCGGCGAAGGACACACCTCTCGGACGCGCTTGGTTATGTACTGTGGCAAGAGTGCCGGCCGCAGTCGGCGATCGGGGAACATAGGGAACGGCTGATTTAAGGACGACATGCTAAACATCGACCGAGAACATCCCGAGTACCTGGCCAAGAAGGCGATGTGGCGCAAGTACAGAAACCTTTATGCCGGCGGCGAGCCAATGCGGGAGAACGCCTTTGAGTACCTGGTGCGGCGGCACAAGGAGCCGAACGATATCTATGCCGAGCGGCTTAGCCGGGTGTTCTACGAGAACTATATCGGCTCGATCATCGACTGGTATGCAGCGACGCTGATGCGGCGGGAGGCGGCTCTGCTATTTGAGGGCAGCGACGAGGCCGCCAAAGATTTCTACAATCTGTTCGCCGAGGACTGCGACCTGAAAGGCACAAGTCTTGCGGAATTCTTCCGGCAACGGTTTGTTCAGACGCTGGTATATGGCCGGAGTTACATCGTAGTGGACTTTCCCCGGTCACCAGTTGCCGTGGCCAGCCGGGCGGAGGAGGATGCTATCGGGAGCTCGCGCGCATACCTGGTGGATTACTCACCGGAAGAGTTCATCAACTGGAGTTACGACGATCGAGGAGGGTTGGAATGGGCGGTCATCCGGACGTCGTCGCTTCGAAAATCCAAGGTCACGGAGCATGAATGGACTCGCGAGACCCGCTGGATCTACTACGATCGCCGGAATTTTCAGGTTTTTCAGCAGTTGAAGGACAAAGAAGTGCGGCTGGTGGACGAAGGGGTACACGGTCTGGCCGGCCAAAACCGCGTGCCAGTCTTTCCGTTGCAGGTAAGCGAGGGGCTTTGGTTGATGAACAAGGCGGCGCTACTGCAACTGGAGCACTTCAATAAGTCGAACGCGCTAGCCTGGGCGCTGACTATGGGCCTGTTCGCATCGCCGGTTATCTATTCGGATCGGGAGTGGAACCAGATCGTGGGTGAGTCTTACTTTATCCAACTGGCACCGGGAGACCGGTTTGGGTGGACGGAGCCGGAAGGCAAGGTCTACCAGATAGCGGCGGACAACCTGGTTCAACTGAAGGACGAAATTTACCGGGTATGTTACTTGATTACGCACGCGGGCGGCACGGGATCGTCGAATCAGCCGCAATCCGGAACCAGCAAGCAGCGGGACTTCAGCATCACCCAAGAGGTGTTGCGGGCCTACGGCGATGCGGTGAAGGAAACCATGAAGCGAGTGCTGGGGGCGATCTCCGCCGCCCGCAAAGACAACGTTTCGATCGATGTCTCGGGGTTGGACGAGTTCGACATTGGCGACTTCAGCAATGAGCTGGACGACGCCCGAAAGCTGCTGAGCCTGGGCATCGTATCGGAGACGCTGAAGAAACAAGTCTACAAGAAACTGGCTTTCAAATTCCTCTCGGATGTGCGGCAGGAAGTCAAGACGCAGATCGCACAAGAAATCGAAGCAATGAGTTAGGAGGCATATGGAAGAGACCGACGTACAAGCGATTGTCAAGCAGGCAATCCAGGAGTTTGTGCAGGAGCAGCAGTCCAAAAGCGAGCCGGCCTATAAGACCGAGCTCGTGGAGGAACGCAAGCGCCGCGAGCAACTGGAGCGGCGGCTGAACGAGGTGGTGGAAGAGAACAAGCGCAGCCGGCAAGCGGCGGAACAGGCCGAGAGGGGAGCCGCGATCCGGGCGGAGCTACAGCGGCTGGGAGTCGCCAAGGTGGACCTGGCATACCGCGCCGTGCAGGACGATATTTACCGGTCGGAAGACGGCCGGCTTTTGGCGCGCGGCGACAGCGGCGAAATTCCGGCCAAGGAATATCTGGCCAGTTTCGTCGGCGAGAATCCGGAGTTTTTGCCGGCCCGAATTTCAGGGGGATCGGGAATCACGGCCGCACACAAGGCGCCGCGGGAAGCCACGGATAGCGTGGACCTGGATGGCATCCGGCCGGGAATGACTCCGGAGGAAATGGAACGGGTGCGGAAAGAGATTCTGCGGGTAGCTTCACAGAACCTGCGGGGCTTATAGGCACGACAGGCAGGGATGCCTGATTTTGGAGAACAGGCAGAAAGCCTGCTCCATTTAGGAGAACGAATGGCAACGATTACATCAGCGAATGTGGCCAGCGCGATTGTGAAGCTGGTGGCGGCAGATGCTTTGCCCGCCTTGGTTGGGAACCTTGTCATGGGTAACCTGGTCAACCGCGATTATGAACCCGTATTGGCGCAGGCGGGGGATACGGTGAACATCCCGATTCCTCCGATCCTGGTAGCCAATAACATAGCCGAAGGCGGACAAGTTCAACCGCAGAACCCGAATCTGGGGAATGCACAGATTGTGTTAAACACGCACGCCGAAGCTACCTTTCAGATACCGGACGTGACGAAAGTACTGGCGGTTCCGGACCTACTGCAAGTGTACATGCAACCGGCCGTGGTGGCGATCGCCGAGAAGATCGAAAGCGATCTGATGGACCTGTACGCAGGGTTTACGGCGAATACGCCGGTGGGCACGCCCGGCACGCCGCTAGTGGAAGCGGTGATCGACCAGGCGGAGAGCGCTCTGTTCACGGCGAAGGTTCCGCCGTCCGAGCCGAAGTACATGTTAGTGGATGCCGCGACTTATTCCCAGTTACGGCAGATCGAACGTTTTAGCGAATTCCAGACCGCAGGAGAGGCGGGCCTGCGGGCATTGATCGAGGGCGCGGTAGGCAAGATCAAAGACTTTTTCGTGCTGAGGTCGCAGTATATCGCCTATACGGGCAGCTCGCCAATGACGACCCACAACATCGCATTTACGAAGGGCGCCATCGGGCTGGTAATCCGGCGGCTACCGCAACCGCTGTACGGAACGGGCGCGGTGGCGCACTACGCCGAGATGGGTAACTTCGGCATGCGGGTAGTGATGAGCTACCAGCCGAATACACTGGCCCAGCAGTTCACGGTGGATGTCTTATACGGCTGCGCAGTGATCCGCAACAACTTCGGAATCCAGGTGAATTGCTAACGATGGGGAGGGGTTGGGCGTGCCCGGGGCCGGGCATGCCTGCACCCCATAAGAAAGAACCATGGACCTACAAATCTATTACAAGAAGATTCGGGAGATGGAGCAGACTCTAAGCGGTCCTTCCGTTGTGCTGGTGAGCCGCGAGACTCCGGACGGCGGCCGTGAAGGAGTGCGCACGGAAGTGTCGCGGGCGATCGCGGCAAAAATGATCGTGGAAGGCTGTGCGCGCCTGGCGACGGCCGAAGAGGCCATCGAGTTCCAGGAACAGAACGCCGAGGCCAAGCGCAAGGCAGAGCAGCTCGCGGCGGCCTCGCGGATGCAGTTTACAGTTATATCGCCGAACGAACTGCGCAAGCTGAAAGGCGCCGTGCAGCAAGGCAAGGAGTAGGTCAGGGAGATGGCGCTTTTCACCGACACGATATCGACGATTCAGGATTTGATGAATCAGGACTCCTCCGTGCTGACCACCGCGGAGAACGAGAACATCGATTTGAATGAAAAGCTGACGCTCGCGCAGCAGGACCTGGGGATCGAACTGACGACGCTTTTGCAACGCAGCAATACTTACGACTGGCAGTTCTGGCTGCAACCGAACCCCCAGTTGAACAACATTGTGGTCACACCGCCGCTGCAGCTCTGGGACGTGTATCAGACTTTGATGCGCGTGTATCAGGATGCCTACTACAACCAACTGAATGACCGCTACAAGGGTAAGCGAGACCAATTCCAGCAGCTTGCGAAGTGGGCGATGGACAAGCTGATCGAGACGGGAATTGGAATCGTGGGCGACCCGATTCCACAGGCTGCGGCGCCGCAACTGACTTCCATTCCCGGAGGGCAGCCGGCGGCGACTTACTATGCTTGCGTTTCGTGGCTGAACGTCGAAAGCGAGGAGGGACAGGCGGGCGACGCGAGTTGTCTCGCCGTTACCGGGGGAAATGCGCTGGCGGTACAGCCTGTCAATGCTCCTGCAAACGCAGTGGCGTGGAATGTCTACGTAGGGCTATCCGCCACCACATTCGCGCTGCAGAACACGTCGCCTCTGGCGATGGATCAAATCTGGGTGCAAGCGGCCCCGGTATCGACCGGGGGAAGAGCGCCGGGCAGCGGACAGGCTCCCGACTATCTGCGCGCGCTGCCACGTGTGATCCAGAGAGGTTAGAAACATGGCATGGGTCAGCAGTACGGTGACTGCGCAGGTGCTCGAATTACTCGCCGCACCGCAGGGGTTGAACGCTTGTGTGTCTACGCTGGCGCTAGCTGAGAACGCGATGCTTGCGCCGGTGGGACCCAACCAACTTCTGGTGCAGAATGTCTCGATTGATCTGGCCGAGCGCAGCACGGACGTCACGTATCCAGCGGTCAGTGTTTATTGCGAGAAGATCGCGAACCAACTCAAAGAAAAGTTTCGAAACTTCTCGGGATACGCCCTTGTGGCAATCGAGGTGCGGGTCTCGCAAGACCGGCTGGAGGGGATCGAGGACCAGGTGCAGATGTACCTGGATGCCGTGACGCAGGTACTCGACCAAAACAGGGGCGACTGGGGGGAAGGAATGTACTATGCCGGAGGTTACGAGGCGGTTTTCACGCCGGTGAAGCACGGCGGGCAGAACTTCATTCAGGTAGGAAAGGTCACTTTCAATGTGGGAGTGAGCGAGTAAGCGTATGGCATCTTATATCTCGTCAAATGCCAACCGTTTTTACACGGGATTGGAAACCAGCTACGGCCAGGTGCCGGCGATTACGGGGCAGAACAGGTTCCCGGCCGTGAAGCTGACTTGTAAAAACCAGTTGGAGAAGGCCACCCGAAAGGACAAGACGGGTAGCCGGACATATGTGGGATTGCCCCCCGGAATGCGGCGGCAAACTACCTTCGATCTGACTACTTACATGACGAGCTGGGGAGGACAGAGCTCGGGCCCGGCATATGGACCGCTTTTTCAGGCAAGCCTGGGCGCCACTCCGGTGTTCTACGTAGGCGGGACGGCCGCGGCCGGCTCAACGGCCACCACCGTGGTGTTTGAGGTACCGCACGGCCTGGGCGCCGGGCAGGCCGTCTCTTGCAACGGCGAGATACGCTTTGTTACGGCGATTGTAAGCACCACGGTGGTGCAGGTGAACGCGGCATTCTCCAGCGCACCGTCCGCGGGAACGCAGATCTCGCCGACTGTTTCCTACTTTCCCGCCACGGAACTGCCGAGCGTCAGCATATTCGATTATTGGGACCCCGCCACCGCGGTACAGAGACTTCTATGTGGGGGGGCGGTAAATCGCATGTCGGTGAAGGTGAACGGCGACTTTCACCAGTTCGAGTTCAACGGCATGGCGCAGGACCTGATCGATAATGCAAGCTTTAGCGGAGGGCAAGGGGAATTGACGAGCTTCCCAGCGGAGCCCGCCATCGGCGCTTTCGACTATGCCATTGTGCCAGGCAACATGGGGGAGGCCTGGCTGGGAAGCAGTCCGAGCCAGTTTTATACCATCACAAGCGCGAACTTTCAACTGGACAATGGCCTGGATCTGCGCGCGGATGAATTCGGCACGAACCTGCCACAAGCTGTCGCGCCAGGCCTAAGATCTGTCACGGCGGATTTCAACTTGTACGAACTGAACGATACCGCTACACAAGGGCTGTATCAAGCGGCCCGGCAACAGTCGCCGATCGGCGTCATGTTTCAGCTCGGCCAGCAAGCCGGGCAAGTCATGGGCGTTTACTTGATGAGCGTGGTTCCGGTAGTGCCCGAGTTCGACGATGGGGATAACAGGCTGCAGTGGAAGTTCCAGAGTTCGCGCGCGCAGGGGACAATCAACAATGAGATTGTCGTGGCGTTTGGCTAGGCGGATGGCCGGCGGTTTGGTTTTATGGAATACATGAGTCATGAAGTCAAAGATTCGCAGATAGCGCCTGGTGTGAGTTATACGGTTGCCAAGATGTCGTTCGGGCGGCGCGTGGAGCTGACGCGGCGAATCCGGGAGCTGTCGCTGCGAAAGGAGTTCGTGGAGGCCGGCGAGACTCCGAACGAGAAGATGGAAGCCGCTTTGCTCGGGTCGGAGATCGACCGGCTTTACCTGCTCTGGGGTTTGAAAGAAGTAACAGGCCTAGAGGTTGACGGCCTGCCCGCCACGCCGGAATCATTGGCCGCGAGCGGCCCCGAAGAGCTATTCCGGGAGGCTCTGGCCGCGGTCAAGGAACAGTGCGGGCTATCGGAAGCCGAAAGAAAAAACTGATCGTCGCACTTCATTTTCAATTTTCCAACCAGGCCGGCTGGGAGTGCGCGACGTGCCGTAAGGCCGGGCTGGAGATCAAGCGCAAATGCGGGTGGATACTGCGCGCCTCAGAGACACCGGTGCGCGTGGTGTGGGCGCGGAATGGCGTGGCGTCGACGGAGTGTCCAAAGTCGTTCATCACGGCACAAAGCATGGCGTGGCTGGAGGAATATCTCGTGCGGCGTAAGTTAGGGCAGAGGGGTATCGACGGGCTAGGAGCGCGCGAGGTAGAAGCTTTTGTGATTCTCGAACACGAACTGGCGAACGAGGCTAAGAATGCCTAGCAACTCACAAAACACCATTCTCAACGCGTTCAACCAGGCGGCAGGCAGCCCGACAGGCACCACGTCCGTAAGCGACTTGACCTCGCCACTTTCAGCGAGCTCGGTGCAGGGGCTGCAGGATGCGCTGACGCAAGCCACGCAGGTGATCAATGCAGAAGCACAAGCAACCAGCGCGAATACCGATGCGCTGGCGCAAAATACGCAGGCCAAAGGCAGCGGCACCGGTGGCGGCGGCGTGACGGATGTGATGAACACGGTAAGCGAGTTTATGGGCGGCGGACTCAGCCTGATGCCCCTGGTGTCGCTCTTCTCGAGTCTGTTTGGAGGCGGCCAGCAGCAGCCCGCGCCACTCGTACCCTATTCGATGCCGCCGGCGCTGAACCTAGAGACTACCAGCAACTACCAGAATGTCGTATGGGGCGACAATGGCATGCCGCGGGCGGCCGGCGGACAGACGGCAGGGCAGCGATCGAGTGGCGCTGGCCAACAAATCACGGTGCAGGTGCAAGCCATCGACAGCCAATCGTTCCTCGACCATAGCGATGAGATTGCGCGAGCTGTAAGGCAGGCGATGCTGAACATGAACTCGATCAACGATGTGGTGACCGACCTCCGACCGTTATGTTTCCCACGCTTAAGACCGGCGCCGTGATTCAATATCCGGCGAAGAGAAAGCTGCAGTTCGTCACTGGAGTGATTCGGTTTTTGGACGGCACCGAGCAACGGTATCGCGATAGTCCTTCTGTGCTGCACACATGGACTATCCAGCTCAGCCTTCTCGACGAACAAGAAATGGCAGCGCTCGATCAATTTTTTCAAGAGAACCAGGGACGGTTTGCGAGTTTCCCGTTTACCGATCCCTGGGACGGAACGGTCTATCCGAACTGCAGCTTCGGGGCGGACACATTCGCATTCCAGCTCAGCGGTGAAATGAGGAATAAGGCCGCTCTGACTATCTGCGAAAACAGGAGCTGAGATGATCTATTTCCCGCAGTTATCGTCCGGCGCAACGGGGCAGTTCCCGATCACAAGGCAGCGGATGGCACGAACGCTCGTCAATCAGAGCTGCGAGAGCTACAACGTCAAGCTGGCGGACCCCGGGGCGGCAATCACGGAGTGGCATCTTGCTTTTGGCGAACTAAGCGACCAGGAAGTGGCGGCGCTCGAAGCGCTTTTCCAGGCTGTGGAAGGCCAGCTTACGCCATTCACGTTCTTGGATCCCACCGACAATCTGCTCGCGTGGAGCGAGGCACAAAACCAGGCGGCATGGCAAGCCGATCCGCTCTTGACAGTCACCGGCAACATCACCGATCCACTGGGCGGCACGTCCGCATTTCAAGTGAGCAACCCGAGCGGCGCCATACTCATGCTGCAGCAGTCAATTGACGCGCCCGCATCAATGAATTATTGCCTCAGCGTGTATGCGCGCAGCGACCAGAGTACGCGGGTGTGGCTGGTGCGGGGATCGGAGACCACTGCGGCGGCGATTTCGACGGAGTGGACACGGGTGACTTCCGCGGGCCAGTTGCAGAGCGAGGCGGAATCGATCAATTTCGGAATTGCGCTCGATCCCGGCAGCACTTTGGATGTTTTCGGGATGCAGGCAGAGGCGCAGACAGCCGCTTCGCTTTACAAGCAGACTTTCGAGACTGGCGGCGTCTATACCAATGCGCGATTTCAGAGCGATGCGCTAACTATTACGACCGTGGGTCCGAACCGCCACTCTTGTGAGCTGGATATCGTCAATGTTGAGCATCTATGATTTAAAAGAGCAGGCGGTCACCGACACTCCACTGCTGTTGTTCGACTGCACGCTGGCGAACGGACAACTGGAGTCCTGGAGCACTCACCAGGTGACGTACAACGGAAACAAGTATGCGCCGCGGGTGATGAAGCACAATCTGTTTGAAGTCCAGACCTCGTCTGATCAAGGCGTGGACGCGATTCCACGCGTCTCACTGTCGCTGGGCAACGCAGATTCCTACTTCTCCGAATTGGAGCGCTCGGTGGGCTGGAAGGGCGCTACTCTCACCGTAACCTTTCTCTTCTACAATCTCCTTGAAAACGCAGCGACATCCGACAGCGCGGTGTTATTTCAGGGAATTGTCAACCCGCCGGATCAGAGCACCGAATCTCTCTTCCAAATCTCCGCTGTAAATCGCATGAACATGCAGAGGGTGCTGCTGCCGGAGGTGCGTATCCAGCGGCGCTGTCCCTGGTTGTTTCCGTCGAACGCACAGCAACGGCAGGAAGCGGTGTCCGGAGGAAGCAGCGGGCAATACTCGCACTTCTACCGCTGTGGGTACTCGCCGGATATGACCGGTGGCGTGGGCGCCATGGTGGGTGGCGCGCCGTACACCTCCTGCGCCTATACACGGACGGATTGCGAGGCTCGCGGAATGTTCAGCGGGCCGATGCGATTCGGCGGACTCGAATTCGTGCCCTCGTCGATTCTTGTACGAAGCTACGGCCAACAAGGCCGCTCTTATGCGCCAGTTATCGACAACACCGCGGAGTACAACGATTACGTTCCCTTGCTGTACGGCACGGCGTGGTTCGCGCCGCCGATCGTATTTTCGCGGAATGACGGCAACCTGACGCGCATGGAAGTGCTGCTGGGTATGGGGCCGATCCAGGATATCCAAACCGTAGTGGTGAACGGCATCGAAATTCCCCTGGGACAGTCCGGTACGAACATGACCTCCACGGGCTGGTACAGCGTAATCAGCCTGGGCAGCCGAAGCGGCGCATTCGACCCAAACTTCACGGATGCCTCGGGCAATCCGGCGGGCGACCCATACGGAAGCATGGCGTACCTATCGGTAGTCGTCCCGAACCAGATCAACAACGGACAGTCACTGCCGACCATACAGGTGCTGGCGGACGGGTTACAGTTGCCCACGTACGGATCCGACGCCAGCTTTCTCGCGCAAGTATTCACCGCGAATCCAGCGTGGATTCTGCTGGACATTTTACAGCGTAGCGGCTGGACCGCGGGCTACATCGATTTGACGACTTTCGCGGCGGCGGCGGCGTTTTGCGATCAGCAGATTCAGACCCAAGACCTTAACGGGAACAGCATCATGATCCCGCGCTTCCAATGCAATCTTTACTTGAACTACAGGCGAAACGCGGGAGACTTGATTCGGGGGATTCGCAACGCATGCCGCCTGTTGTTTACCTATAGCATGAGCGGGCTACTGCAGCTGCAGGTGGAGAATTCGATCGCGCTGCAACAGCCGACGCAGCCGGCGTGGAGCAATAGCACAGAGCCGCTGTTAGATGGTTGGCCGAGCTACGAATTCAGCGACGGGTCCACGGGCGTCGCAAACATCCTGCGTAAGGCCAACCGGGAGCCCAGCGTACAAATATTCTCCCGAAGCATCGCGGACACGCCGAACCAGGTCACCCTGGAATTTCAAGACGCATTCAATGAGTATCAACAGGATAGCCTGTTGATGGTGGATGTGGACGACGTGGATCTGATCGGGCAGGTGGTGACTACAACGCTCAGTGCGCTCGGGATTCCAAACTATGACCAAGCGGCGCGCATCCTGCAATTCTCGTTGGATAAGTCGATTCAAGGGAACACGTACATTTCTTTCGATACCAGCGTGAAGGCGCTGGGGCTGCGGCCGGGCGACATCATTACCGTAACGTACCTCAAAGAAGGCTTTGAGCGCCAGCCATTCCGCATCACTAAGATCGCGCCGGGAGCGAACTACCGGATCACCACGATCACTGCACAGATCTATCAAGACGAGTGGTACGACGACACGAATGGTCAAATGCCGGGCGACACGGGCGCACGCCGGCAACCGGGCGCGGGCGTGGGGCTACCACGGCCGCTGCTGGGAAACACTGTCGACTCGAACGGCAACTACGAGTACCAGATCACTGAGAGCTCTAATAACGACAGCGACGGCGGCGTCACGGAGGAGTTGACGGCAGGCTTTCTGGTCCCAGGGACCACGGCGCCGGGCGGGCCAAACATACCGCTGGTGAGCCTGGCAGCCACGATTGGCGCCACGGGCACGCTGGCGGGAAGTCAGATACTGTACTACGCGGTGAGCGCGCTCGATTCGGCCGGCAACGAGAGCGCTCTGTCGTTCGCCATCCTCGCCAGCATCCCTGCCGGGCCCAATACAAATAGTGTGACTCTGACCGGATTGAGCTTTTCAGCCAGCACGACAGGCTTTAACGTCTACCGGGGCCCTAATCCATCGCAGTTGTACCGGATCGCGACGAACCAAGCGCCGGCCCCTACCTTTACGGACTCGGGATTGCAGGTGCAGATCGCGGCGCTTCCCGATCCGGCGTACGATCACGCGAATTTTTATTGGCGGATGGAACTGCAGCCGGAGTACGCCGCGACGATCGTGTCGGCGAACACTGTGGGGAACAGCACGGCGGAGATGGGGAATGCGAGTTATGCCGGCATGATCGTGCGGATCATGACCGGTACAGGGTCCGGCCAGGAGTACGCGATTGCATCCAATACGGCGACGACTCTGACGCTGACACAGCCCTGGGCCGTCCAGCCGGACGCGACGAGCAACTTTGTGGTGGCGGAGGCAGGCTGGCATTTCGCGGCCGCTTCGCAAACCAGCCCTGTGCAGTTCGAGGTTCCGAACGAAACCGGCGTCACGTTGCATATCCAGGGCAGAGCCGCGAACGTGAACAATCTGGAGGGGCAGCCTTTGCTGTCGACACTGACACGGTGGCAAGTCGGCGGCGGTGGACTGGGAGATATGAGCACTCCACCGCTGCCGGTGTTCGGCGTGGGGTCGTCATCCGTGCAAGGCGGAGTGGTGCAGTTGAGCGGAGTAGCGTTCCCCGATCTGACTAACACACACAGTGTAACGGCGGGCACGCTGACGCTTCATTACTGGGACGAGTTAGCCGGAAGGACGCTGTTCTCTCTTTCGTCGGAAATGGCGGCGACAGACACGACGGTGAATCTTGCGCCAGCGGGGACTGCGACGGCGGGCTCGTTCGTGCAGGTCGAGGAAGAAGTCATGCAAGTCGTCGCGGTGCAGAACGGGGGCCTGGCCTACCAAGTGACGCGCGGGATGCATGGCACCCTCGCGGTGGCGCATGCCGCACAGGCGCCCGTGTACAATTTGTCGAGCGAAGTGATCGTAGTTCCCTTCCCACTGGACTTCTTTGGCAGCCCGCTAAGCGGCAATTGGAGCTATCCGGTGCTGCTGCCCAACACGAAGGTGGCCAGTGCGGAATTGTTCGTGACGAATTCGAGAGGCAACAGCCCGACTGCGTCGATCAACCTAACGCAGTCGGTGGATTACGGCCTTCGAACGCTGTCCGGTGGGCAGTTCTCGTTTCAAGTCCAAGGATTCTTGGCGGTAGACAGCAATCCGGCGCCGAACGTAATAGTGGAAGCGGCGCATGCAGTGTTGGATGTATATGCGGTTGTAAAACAGGCGCCCGTGGGAGGGCCGGTGCAACTGACATTGAGTCTTAACAGCGCGTTGTACTGCACGTTGACGATTCCGGATGGCGGTACGTGCTCGCCGAGTGTGGACGGCTTCGGGATGCCGCTTCAGGCGCAGGCCCAACTCAGTCTGGCGATCACCGCGGTGGGGCCGACGAGTCCCGGCTCGGACCTTACAGTGATTTTGCGGTTGTGACGGCGGCGCAAGCATGTCCACACTTCAGAAACTCACTCCAAACCAGGATTTGCAGTGCTACTTCTATCAGCCGTCGGCTATCGCGGCACTGAGCCAGACGAGCCCCACTGGGTTCACGGTGTCGGGCTGCTGGCGCGAGCAATCCGACTGGGCAGTGGTGGAATGGAACCGCGATAACGTCTTCGAGCACCCGGCTTTTCGGAACCTGCCGGACGGCGATCTGAGCGGACTGCAGCTCTCGTACCAGGAAGTACGCAGTAACTGTATTGCGCTGGATTCGACGCTGTATCCGACGGTGGACTGGCCGTTCCTGCGGGTGTGGGCCGATCCCGGAACAGGTGAGCAGATTTACAGAATCCCCCTCCAGCAGCATGCCACGGCGGCGACCGGAAGTTATCAAGCGGCGTCTGCTACTTTCGAACTGCAGGGCGCGCCCACGGGAAACGATTACATAGAGCTGGCGTGGGATCAGGAGCACTACACATACCAGCTCAGCGGCACCGATACATTGGAATCCGCAGCGGCGGCGCTGGCGACCAGCATCAACACCTTCTCGACGACCATGCAGGCGTCCGCGAACGGAGCCGCGATCACGTTGACGCTGGCCGCCGGCGGCCCGGGGGCAAACGGCAACCGTACCGGCGTGTACGGGAACGTTTCCGGCGCCCAAACCGAGAGTTGGCAGCCCGCGTGGCAATTACTTACCGGCGGAGCCTCACCGAGTCAGTGGCGAATCAACCTGGATTTCAGCGCGATCGACGGTCTCGATTTCACTGGCGCAACAGTGCCGGTGCCGATGAACGCAGTGCGTAAAATGCGATGGACCTGGGCGGCGGACTTGCAG